AGAACCTGTCATCCATGCACCATTAAATGCCCAACTAATTCTATTGTTATCTAAATCTAAAGCTATACCTACAACACCATCATCTGAAACATTTGAATCTCCAGCTTTATCTCCTAAATCAGTTGCACCATTATAAACTATACCACTTCCAATCATAAAGTAATGACCAGAATTTGAAATTGCTGGTGGGATAAGATTTACATTATCATCATAAGTAGCACCAAAACCTATTCTAAATCCATCATCAGCACTAGAACCACCATCATAACTTATTCTTTTTGCTTCTGCGTACCATTTACCTTGTGACACTCCAATAGTTGAAATTACAGGATTAGCATTAGCGTTATTTGTTGATATTTTAGTATTACCCTCTGCAAAAGTTGGTGCATTAGATGGTGGAACTGCTAAAGGGTTCATTGTACAAAAATTATTAGTACAAGTATCAGTAGATTGATCTGTTGCTGCTAAACTTGTTTCAGTTAAATCTGTGCCACCATTTGCATCATTACCTAAATTACTTGAATCTTCAAAATCTAAATAAAATCCATTATTACCAAAAGTTAATCCTGATACATCTATTGGTTTCCAAATATTAGGACTATCAGAATCAAATTCTCCAAATGACGTTTGATCAAGTTGTGAGCCATCTACTAAAACAAATTCACACATATACCCACTGAATCTAAATCCAGCAGTTCCATGTTCTGCAATTCTAAAAGTTTTAGAAGAATTTAAAGTAGTTGTATTAAAATCTTGACTTGCATTTGATGTAGATGCAAAATCTGTTTCTTCAGTTCCATTTATATACATTTTAACTCTTGATGACGCAGAACTAAGTGTAGTATCAACAGCGATAATTATATTTATCCATGCAGAAGGATCTCTAAATAATCTGTTAGTTGTTCTTGTTAATCGTGTACTTGAACCATCAAAATCATCAAAATTTAATTTATCATCTGATTGAAATTCTAAATAAGAATAAGCTGCTGTATCACTTGTATCAATTACAGTAAATATTCTTTGTCTTGATGTAAGTTTTGATCTCTTTACCCAAACACTAATGGTATATTTTTTTTGATTAGTTGGAGTAACTATATTTTTAACCATGTAAGCATCTGCATCAAATCTACATGAGTTAGCTACTTCATAACCTGGTATAAATTTAGCACCTGGATACAAAAAACTATTTATAGGCATTAGTTCTCCAATCTTGGAAGTTCACCTAATGGTCTAGTTACAGATCCATCCTCTTGTTCTATGTATGTGTACAAAGTTTCTAAAGCTGGTGTGTCTGCAGCATTTGTAATAGCTGTTTCCATTTCAGCACATTTAGTTCTAACAGCTGCCCTATGAGTAGATATTGAACTAGGTATAGATGTTCCTGCATCTGCTTTTCTAATTACATACCAATCTGTATTTTGTAACTCTCCTGCAGCTTGCTGTTTAAGTGTTCTAATTAATATTGTTTTTAATCCTTCAATAATTACTTGATTACCATCTTCATCTTTAATTTTATTACCTTCATTATCTACAGCATCTTTATCTGCATGATCTTTAGCTGTAGCCGTACCCCATGATCTAGTTACTTTACCACTACCAAATGTAAAAGATTCATTAGTATTAATATACCAGTTTTCATCTTTATAATTTGTGCTATCAGTTTCAACTTCATAAAGACCTATAGCTTCTTTTTCTGCTTTAGACCATTTATAAAATATATCTGGTGCATATTGATTTCCATTATGTTCAAATCCTTTTGGACTAGGAAAAACTCTAGTTACTGAATTGTCTACTACTAATGCGTACATATTATGATAATGTTAAATTTTGATTTCTACCAACTTCTAACCATTTAGATCCGTTGTATCTGAAAACAAAAACATCTCCCTTGCTAGCTGTTGTTGTTAATGTAGGTGCAGTATCTGCGGCAAATTCAAATACAGCATTCCATGTTAAGGTTCTTGAACCTGTTCCATCTTGTATTACAAGTATAGATATAAATTGACCAGTGGTATTATTAGTAGGAGCAGCTAATGTTCTATTACCACCTAAAGTTAATTTACAAACATCTTGTGTTGATGCATCCCAAGTCACTGTAGCTTGATCTGTAAGTGTAGATTCACTATAGTTTAATTTAGCAGACGTAATTAAATCGTCAGCTATATCTGAAGCTGTTAGTGCCTTCGGTGAAGGAACTTGACCAATGTAAGGCATATTATGTTATCTCCATTATTGACAGTGTGCCTGATATTTTATCTGCAACTGAGCAATCTATTCTTAATGCATCAGTTGTTTCTAAAATAACTTTACCACCTGATAAGATTTCAAGTGAACTACCTGCAGGAATATTTACATCTTTAACTAAAAATGATGTTCCATTTGTAGCTGCTCTACCACCACCAGATGTATCACTGACTAATTCTACTTCTGCTGTAACTGCAGATGTATGTATATTAGCTAATACCAAACCAATTACAACTGTAGTTGTACTTGAAGGTGTTGTATACACTGTGTATGGCGTACCAGCTGAATTAGGTTCTGCTGCAAAGGTCACTACCTTAAAAGTATTTGCCATTTATTCTCTCCTATTTATTATTATATTATATCGTTATTTTTTTAAAAGTCAATGATTATTATCCAAGAGCAATAGCTAAAGCTGTTGGATCATCTGTTGTAAATCCTGCACTACTTAAATATGTTTTAACATCTGTTAATGCTACTTGTTTCATAGTACCTGCGTCATTTGCAACTAATCTATCTGCATCTACTAAAGTTGTAGAACTTGCTGATGTATCTCCATCTATGATATTTATTTCACTAGCTGTTGAAGTTACACCATCTAATATATTTAATTCAGCTGCTGTAGATGTTACTCCGTCTAATATATTTAACTCTGCTGCTGTTGATGTAACACCATCTAAAATATTTAATTCAGCAGTTGTTGAAGTTACACCGTCTAATATATTTATTTCTGTAGCTGTTGCAGTTACTGCTACATTTTCATTTATTTTTGGTGAAGTTAAAGTTTTATTTGTTAATGTTTGTGTTGAAATTTCTGAAACTAATGTAGAATCTCCATCTTTAGGAAGTAACATTACATTGTCTATACCTAAAGAATGTGCCTGTGCTTGTATAGCCTGACCATGACTATTACTTTCGCAATTTAATGTAATTTTTCCCTGATTGCTATTACCTTTTACAACTACATGACCAGTTCCATTTGCAGCTAATTCAATATTTGCATTAGATGTAGTTACAATATCTTGGCCATTCATATCAAGATTACCACCTAATTGTGGTGTAGTATCTTCTACTACATTTGATATTGCACCTGATGTAGCAAGCCCTGATACTACTGTAGATCTTGTAATTTTTTTAAGTCCACCACCTGAAGTATCTACTGCTAAAAATACATCATCACCAGCAACCGTAGATATTTCTGATAATGATCCTACTGCTATTGAATTAAAGTTTGTACCATCTGCAACTAATAAATTACCTGCAGTATTTGTACCCATAGTAATATCATCACCAGCAACTGTAAGATCTCCAGTTATACTTAAGTTTCTAAATCCAGATATATCTTTATTAGAATCTGGAATAACTGCTAAAGATGCAGATACAGTTCCTGCTGTAATACCATCTAGTAAATTTAACTCTGCAGCTGTAGAAGTAACACCATCTAAGATATTAAGTTCTGCTGCAGTCGAAGTAACTCCATCAAGTATATTTAATTCTGCTCCAGTTGAAGTAATAGTTGTACCTCCTAAACTAATAGTATCTGCTGCAAGTGTATCTACATTAGCTGTACCATCTATAAATAAATCTTTAAACTCAAGAGAAGAAGTTCCTAAATCAATATCATTATCTGTAATAGGTACAATAGCACCATCCTGTACTCTAAATTGTTGTACAGAAGATGATGATACATTTATATAAAATTCTAAATGATTATTAGTAGAATCAACTAATACTCTATTTAAAGTATTAGCATCTCTAATTGCAGTTACAGGCCCGCCTTCACCCGCAGTTCCATCATGCGTGTGTCCTGTAGTTGCATTAAATGCAGCCAATACTTGGTTAAACTCATCATTAGAATGAGCTGCAGTTATAGTATCTCCTGTTGTATAACTAGCCTGTCTTGCCGAATAACCTGCCATTATCTTCTTCCTCCTGGGGTAAATTCTAATTGAAATCCTTTAATTGAAAATGAGTCTGCACTATTTTGATCATCTATTTGTAATGCTACTGCAAATCCAGATCCCTCTACTGTTTGTCTTACTAATGGAACACCTGATGCATCATACAATGAATTACCATATTTAGCTGCTCCGTATTGTCCAGCACCACCTACATTTGGTAGTGCAATTTTTGCTGGTTGGGGACTATTCTGATCATCATAGTTATATCTAAGTGCTAAGTTTGCATCAATAGATGTACCTTCACCTTGATAGTTTAGATTAACTCTTTGCATGTATTTTCTTACACCTGGATCTCCCATAACCATATCGGGTGATCTATATACTGCTTGAATAGTATTATTTGCTGATCCTGCTGCAAATCTATTTCCTGATTCCATTTTATATACATGCCCATCAAATCCACCGAATACTTGTGTTTCAACTCCACTAATAAAATCAGAATCTGTACATGCAGGTTTTATACCAACCATATCTGCATATTCAAATCCAATAGATCCTGTATTAGGATTATTTTTTAATACACCTATAATACCTTTTGATGATCCTTGTCCACCTGCAGTTGTTGGGTAAAATATTCTATATTGAGATTTAGCCCTAATAATTATAGATGTAATTCTATCTAAACCTATTTCATCAATTCTAGATTGTATTTGTCTAGATATAGATCCAAGTTCAACGTCACCAATTCTAGCTGTACCAGCAATAGTTCTTAATCCATCTGGTGCTAAGAATATAACATCTCCACCAATCTCTTGTATACTACCACCATCTCTACAGCCTATATTTCTCGTAACTTCTTGTACTGCAAAATTGCTTGATGATGTACCTGTTAATTTATAAATTCTATCTTCACAAAATACTATTAATTCATTTCTAAATACTTTTAATCCAACTACATTAGAGTCAACTCTAAATGATCCTGCACCACTAGCTGATGTAAAATTATCTTCTGCAAATGGTACACTAAATATAATTTCTTCTGGATTACTTGCACCAGCATAAAACATATGGTTTTGAAATGCCTTTACAAATTTAGGATTTGTTGGAGCTGTACCACCACCTGTTGCATTTACTACATCTACTGCAAAACTAGAATTAATTATTTGTGCAGGAGAATGGCCTGTTGCAATAACTATTTTTTCAGTTCCATTAAAATTAAATTTTTCAAAGTCGTATGCTCTAGTGGATGTTCCTAATCCAGTCGTTAAAGATGTATAGCCACCAGTTGTGGAAACTCTATGTATATCTCCACCTCTTGCAACTATAACTTGTCCATTAAATACTATAGAGCAATCTACAACTAAACTACTATTGCTAGAACCTTGTGGAATCTGTGTTGTATTAAATAAAGTTGTGCCACTAACACGTCTATACCCACCTTTAATATCAGGCTCAAAGTTTTGTAATAGTAGTGCCTCACCAGGTCGCATTGAAAATACATCTTTGTTCAATGTCAATCCCCCAGCACAACTTACTACAAAAGGTGATATTAAATCTGTAGTTGGCATTTATTATACTTTGGTTGAAGAATTTGGTAATTTTGATAACTTTCTATTTTTAAAAAAATCTATTACTTCTTGGGTATTTTTTGGATCACGGTCAAGACTCATTTTAAATACTTTTACAGCATCTTCATATGAAAGATCTTTTGGTATCTCTGCAGTTTGTAGACCATTATTTTTTTGTTTTTCTTTTTTATCTTCTTGATAAGATATATTATCTATGGCTTTTTCTTTTTTTTCTGTTTTCACTACATACCCCCTGTTAGATCTTCATCTTCTTTTTCTCTTTTTATAGATAAATTTTGTAATCTTTCTGTTTCTTTGTTTGTTAAAGGCCCAAAGATATCTCTTTTGGATTCTTTTGTTTTTAATATTTCAAAATCTTTTTTTTCTTTTTTTAATAAATTACCTTCAGATGGTTGATTATTTAAACCATTATTGAGCATTCGTGCTGATTTTCTTTCAGCATATCTCATATTATCTTCTGGTTCTTTATTTTGATTTAAAGAATAATTTACAACCATAATTTATCTATTTAATTTTAATATTTCTTTTAGTATTCTTATACCAGTTTCTTTATCTTTACCTATTCTTATAGGATCTTTAGATTCTTTTTCGTATCCTAAATTTTTTAACTCTAACATTTCAGCCTGTGTAAAACTACCACTAGCAACTTTAATATTATTTTTTTCTTGTTTCTTTTCTTTATCTGTTTTATAAGTTATATTATCTATAGCCTTTTCTTTTTCTTCTGATTTATCTTTAATGCTCATTAATTAACTCTGCCTCCAATATTAGTTGCTACGCTTTCTGTAATACTATCAGATCTCATATATTCA